CTGTCCGGCACATCATCCAGGTTGTCTAGCTTGACAAGCATCTTGAGCTGAGTGTCGTTCATCTCTAGTTGCTTTTGGTAGATCATGTGCTGGGTAATGCGTACCCCAGTTGTTTCCTCAGCCATTAGTTAGTGATAGCAGCGATTTCAGAGTCTGTCAGACCCAGAGCTTTTAGCTTGGCATTAGCAGAGGCTTTAGCAGTTTCTTTTTCTGCCTCGGCAGCTAGGCGTTCTGCTTCCTGAGCTTCGTAAGCTAGGCGGTCAGTTTCTCGCTGTGCTAGTTCCTCGGTTGTTAGAGGTACTTCTGTTGCTTCGCCTGTTGAGCAGTCCACTACTAGCTTGGTAATTACTTCTGTCATTTTCTTTTCTTTCTTGTTATGGAGAGGTGGTGACTATTCCGTCAGAGCCTTTTAGGATTCCGTATAAAGAAACTGTTGAGCCAGCCTCAAAGTTGCCAGCAATTGAATTGAAGGTGAGCGTTGTTATAGCGGCAGTATTTGACCAAAGACCGGCACCAATAGCATTTAGGACTCCTGTTGCGTTATTTTCAGTAACGCTGTCAATAGAGATTGACTTATTTGTTGAGCCTGTGTAATTAGGAATGTAAAGCTCGTTGTTTGAGAATGTATTAGCTGTTGTCGAATTAGATGGTGTCCATAAATAAAACTCTGTGTAGTTAGGTGACGATGTCCCAGTGCCCTCACCGATAAGATAACGACTTGTCTTATTAGAGGCACTAGAATTCAATGCAAAACTGATAGGCGCATAAGGATTGCCAAAATTGCTACTTTGCCTGACTGAAATTTTAGCAATAATGTCAGTAAATGTTTGCGGTATAGAGGTGAACTCAATCGAGGCAGCAGCAGTACCTAGAGTTTTAGATTCTATAAGTTTCATTGTCATTTTCTAGCTCGCAATTCCGTATAAAGTTGCTGTGAAGCCAGACGCAAACTGGTCAGACCCAGCGTAAACAAGTATTGAAGTTATAGCTGCGGTGTTTGACCATCTTCCAGCATTAGCAAGAACCGCTCCAAGTGAAGATTCTTGTGGGCGGGATAGAATTGTCTTGTGCTTGTCTGTAGCAGAGTAATCCATAAATTGAACGACTGACTGGTATCCGTCATTTGTATTCATAGCACCAATGTCCAGAAAAGCTCCAGTCCCAGCATCAGAGCCAGTTCCACCAGAGTATCCGTACATTCTAATATTTGGATAGTTTGTACTAGTATCCCCATTGACTCTTAGCCTCGCTCCTGAGCCACCTGCTGTTGCTTTTCCATTCAAAATAAGAACCAAGTCCCGATAGGAAGCTGGGATATTTGAAAACGACACGCTCGAAGTTGCTGAAGCCAGAGTCACAGTAGCTAGAGGTGTATAAGTAGGTGTTGGCATTTCTAACCTTTCAGGCCATAGATTGAAAAGCGAGAACCAGTATTGAAGCTGGCAAAAGCGTCAATGAGCTTTATCTCAGTAATGCTGTTGGTCAATGCCAAGCTTCCGCTAGTAAGCCTAATTCGGTTAAGGTCAGTTCCACCAGTCAAAGCTCTAAAGGTTTTATTCTTTGTTGTTGAGTAAGCGTCAAGGACATCAAGCACCATAGCACCATGAGCATTAGAAGCTGAGCTGTTTCCAGTAGTGAAACCAAGTCGCATCGAGCTTTGAGAAGTAGAAGCCGATGATGAAACGCTAGAGCCGTTGCCTTGAAGTTCGTGGTAGAAGTATCCAGAAGTTGTTGCGTTGAACTGGACATTTATAGCTGAGTCAACATCTGCTCTAGTGGAGCGAGCAACTGCCCTAATCTGTAAGTGCTTGTAGGTAGATGAATAGTCCCCTAAACTGCTGAAGGTGACAGAAGGCTGGGAACTACCTAAAATGGTAGAGCTGATTAGCTCATAGGCATCTAGGGAAACTCCCCCACCAGCCCCAGCAGCACTAAAAATACCTAACGCTGAGAGAGTCATTAGACTGCCGTTGCGTTACCAATAATGCGGTAAGAGTTAGTACCTACACAGACAACAGAAACAGCGTCATAACGCTGACCAATGCGGTAAGCGGTGCCAGCGGTTCCTCGACCTGCAAGGCTAACGGCTGTGCCGTCCCTAGTGATCGTGACAGTGCCAGCGCCATCCTGAAGGATGTCAACACGCTCGCCAGCGATAAAAGCTGTGGCGGTTGAGAATGTCACAGTAGTAGCTGACCCACCATCAAACTCTAGAATCTTGTAGCGGTCAGTGGTAAGCACTGTGTAAGAGGTAGCTGTTGAGGCAGTGAGATTCTGTTCATTTGAAAGATACAGATTGACATCAGCAGCCGCAAGAACTTCTCCTGCGGTAAAGGTTTTTCTTGGCATTGGGTTCCTTATGTTCTCGTTTTAGTTTACTACTCGTAGGCCAAGCGGTCATTGTCCAGCTCGCCCAAGACAGGGTTGTCTAGGATAAAGATGGCAAAGTCAAGCCGCTCTAGGGCAAAGGTTATGTTCTTGCTGGATGATGACCAGTCATGGCTAATTCCAATGATTCTGACATACTGCTCAATGGCTGGCGGAATGTCTGAAGGCTCAAACCTAACAAGGACGATGTCCCCAATCTCAAGGTCCAAGACTGCGTTTTGGTTAGCTAGTGTCAAGGTGTCCATAACCACTGTGACGGCCTCAAAGCGATACTGTGGCTCCTTGAATCGGGCAAGCAAGAAGTCTGCCAAGAACTGCAACTCAGACTGATCAGCAACTAGCAGGTTGCTTTGAGAGTAGCTTCGCGGTCCGTAGATTGTTTGTGAGTCGGCATCTGAAGCTGTGGCCTCAAGTGCAGGGCTGGCAGCGTTGCTAATAAGAATTCGGTTGTAAAGGTTTTCTGAGCCAAAGACATTGTTGACGCTCGCAAACTGAATGCCTGTGTAAACTCCGCCAACAATCTCATCGCTAAAAACCAGGTTCGGTGTGTTAGGCACGGAGTTTCGCTCGCGGAAAACGACCTTGCCGTCCTTGCCAATAAACAAGTTGCCAAACTCTGAGTTGCTGACAAGCTGTAAGTATTCCAGCACCGAGGTTCCCTCGTCAATCAGGGCCCCAAGCATGGTTGAGTTTCCTGTGTCAATCTCTCTGTTTGCGGTGGGCCAGTCGACTTCTGGCCTGTCTAGAATGGCGTTGACTCGAGCACCTGAGAGCTGAGCAGTAGGAGTAAACTCCTCAAGCCCTGAGTTGGTCAGCACCGAGAAGGCGTCCGAGACCGAGATGCTTACCTGCGATCGGTTGCTAGGTGCATAGGCAATGTCAAAGTCATCGATTGAGCCAAGGAAAACTGGCAAGTCGTTGCAGCTAATCCTCACAGTTCGGCGAGGAATGAGCTGGCCAAAGTAAGGGCCGTTGGGATACAAGGGGTCAAAGTGCCGGTCCGAGTTGTCAACTGTAATAGTTGAGGTTCCAGCGTCAATGCGGTCAAGTGCCTGGTTCTTGCCTCGTGCCACGCTTGTGGCTATAAGCCTGTCGCTGATGTCAAAAAATCTCTCGCCACCCAGAGTAAAGCTGGTGTTGTCTAAGACGCCTTCAACAGCGTCATTGAGAGTAAAAGCAAAAGGGTCAGACTGGCCAAGGTTTAGACCTAGTTCAACTTTGACTGAGGGGGCTGGCATTACGCTCCCACAAAGACAGCACCGGAAGATCGCTCATAAGCCTTAATGGCCTCAACGATTGACCTGCCGATTGTGGCTCCAGAGCCAACACCGCCGTTGACATTTATGTTGTAAACATTCTGTGGCTTGTTGTTTGTGTATTGGCCCATCTTGTTTAGTGGAATGACTGCTTCAGGCTGTCCTGCCTCAGCAAGGTTGGCAAGCACTCCGCCTGGGCGAGGCATAACGATTCCGCCAAGAGCCAGCTTTGGAATCTTGGCAGGTATCTTTGCTGGAGTCTTTACTGGCACCTTTGGTATTGATACAGTCGGCACCTTTGGCACCTGAATGTTTACGGCTCCGCCAGTCACTCCAGAGACGATTGAAAGAGCTGAGTTAGCAAGGCTAATGATTCCGTTGAGCCCACTGATAATTGTGTTGATAAAGTTCTCAAACCTAGTTGCCAGTCCGTTGATAACTCCAACAACCAAGTTGCTAATGCCATCAAAGACAGCTCCAAAGAACTTGCCTACTTCAGCCAAGCCCTTCTGCATAGCCTCAAACAACTTGCCCCAGCCACCAGACAAGCCGACTAGGTAGTTAATCAAGACAACAGCTCCAGCGGCTAAAGCTGCAATTAGTGTGATGACCTTGACAATCGGGTTAGCGTTCAGGGCAAAGTTCACAGCAAGAATGGCAACAGCCAGAGCTCCAAAGATTCCAGCAAGGACGGAAACAACCACCGAGTTCTTGGCGATAAAGTCAAAGAGTCCAGTGATCAGTGGCACAAGCGTTTCCAAAATCGGCAACAAAGCGTTGCCTAGAGATTCCTGCATCTCGCCAAAAGCCACAGCCATCTTTGCTGAGCCTGTTGCAGTTGCAGCAGCAGTTCCACCAACCTGAGTTTCAATAGCTTTTAGAATCATGTCCTGAGCTTCAAGCATTTTGCCTGACTCAACCAGGGCCTTTATCTTGTCCTTCTCTTGCTGAGTAAATGTCACACCAGCTCGAGCTAGGGCAGTGATTCCCTTGATAGGGTCTTGCAAAGCTTTACCAAGCTGAGTGGCGTTAGTTTCTGCCGAGCCGAATCCTGCTGCTGCCAAGTCAATAGCAGCTAGGGTAGCTCGGTCCATAGCTCCACCCATGACATCGGCAGTTGCAGCTAGGTTCTTGAAGGTAAGAAGTTTGGCCTGTGTTGCCTTGATGACCTCATCGTCAATGGCAGTTTGCTTCATTGTTGCGTCAGCAAATTCTCGTAGTCGCTTTGTGACTGCTCCGGTCTGAGTGCCAAAAAGGTTCATAGATTCTGCAACGCTGGCAAGTCTGCGGTCAGCAACCTGAGCGTCCTCGGCAGCTCTAACGGCAGCAACCCCAAGAGCTGTCAAAGCCACAAGCCCAATCTGTGCAGCAGGGGCTAGAGATCTAGTGACAGCTCCAAGCTTTTCAATAGGTGTGTCAAGTCGCTTGAGTTCCCTTTGTAGCTTGGTGAATCCCTGAGCATTGAAGTTGCTCAGGATGTTGATTTTTATACCGGCCATTAGCTGTTCCCAATCACTTCGATGTTTCTATTGAGCTTGTTAGTGTATGCCTCAACGCCTTGCAAGACATAGCCCTGAATGAATGGAACGCTGGCCTCGGCCTCTGGGTAGATGTAGCGTGACGGAGCCATCCCCAGGGCCTTGATCATTGCTTGGCCCTGAGTTGTAACAGTGTGCCTACGGGTAGTGCCTTTCCACTCATAGGTCCTAGTGGTCTGGAGCCGAGTCTTGCCTCCGCCTCGTCCTGCCATGTCGGCAATGCTTACGGCAGTTCCATTCACAATCACCTGGAGAAGGGGAGTTGCGCCATCCATACCAGCTCTAGCATTACGACCACTTACAACTGTTTTAGTTGTGGCAGGTTTCCACGAGGTTCTACCCGAATGCCTAAAGCCTCGAGTCGGTGCAAGCAAAGGGATGTTGCCCTGAATCCTGCGACCAAGGGTGTCACCCCCACGCTTCATAAAGGCTCTAATCTCAAAGAATAGGTCTTTGTCTACATCGCGAATCTCGGCAAGGGTTTCCCTAATGCCGTAAACCTCGACTGACATACTCTTAATCATTATTGCCTCATCTGTTCTGCTTTGCCCTTTAGATACATCTGCATCGTAAAGAGCATACGCTCGGACTCTTGTAGTAGAGCCGAGGGTGCAATCCCTGTTTCACAGGCCAAGTAAGCGATAAGGAAGTGCTGGCTTGTTGCTCCCAGCCCCTTGATCTTTAGACTTTTGGGTCCACATCATCGCCTGAGATGGAGCTCAGCGTTTCAACAAAATCCTCAAAAGACTTGTCGGTCTTTTTAGTTCTGCGAAGCGAGTTCCAGACGATAAAGCTTAGGTAGGTTAGGCGAGGGTCCGACTGGATAGTCGTTATGGCCAAGTTGTATCTCTCCTCAAAGGCAATAAAGTCTGGGGTGCCAGTGACAACCTTTTCCGTATTGCCATCCACAAACTCAACTATGAATGGGATCTGCATGGTCTTAGGCTGTTGCCCTTGTCAATGCGCCGTTCAATGGCCAGGTCACGCTCAGGGTAGCGAGGTCACCAATGGTTGAATTGAATGGGGAGTACTGGGTCACAAGATAGGTTCCAGTGAAGCTCGGGTTGGTAGCTGACACTGTTGCTGAGGTTGGGCTTACAGTCACAGTTGCGTTGGTTCCCAGTAGTGGGTAAAGAACGCTGTCAATAGCTCCGCCAGCAAAGTCCTGGTGAAACTCTAGTGTGATTGAGCCGGTCTGCAATCCTGCGATTGCTGTGCGGAAGGTTGCACCAAAAGCGGTTGTGTCCTGAGTTTCTACTTCAATCGGCAATTCAACCGATGCAAGTGAGGAACTAAAGTTTGTGCCGTTGATTGTGACCTTGTAGTCGGTAGCGATGAACTTTGCCATTGTCTGTTTTTCTCCTAGTCGGCAAACACATCAACAGCGAACTCCGCTGCTAAGTATGTGCCTTCGTTTAGCTGGATGGGGGTGTAATTTCTCATTTCAGTCACTCGGCAGTCGTAGGCATTGCCACCAAGTGTCTTATCTGATTCTACTGCGTTCTTTATACTTGAGGCCCCTGTGGATGAGCAGTAAGCGTCAAGCGATCGCTGAGCAGTTCTTTCGTCAGCCCTGCCAACAATGACAACGACTGTGAAGTTGTATTTTGTAAGGCCCTTGGCCATCGCCTGGTTGTATTCAACAGTGACAGGCCTGACTAAAGCAATCGGTGGGTTAGGGTTGTCCGGCATCTCAGGGCTAGTGCGTAGGCCAGAGATTGTGCCAAGGTTGGTTGCAATGGCTGTTCGTAGGTCGGTAATGCTTGCCACTATGCAAACCTGATTCTGCGTAGTGGGTCAACCAGCTGAGCCACATCAGGGTCAAGTCTGTTGCTCACTCTCATTATCCCGATGTCAGAAATTCCGGCTACGCCCAAGGGTGAGTCCAAACGCTTATAAATTCTTGACGCCTGAATGACAGTTGCCTGTGTGACTGAGATTGGCACTGCTGCCCAACCCCAAACTCCTGTGACCTGCACAGTTGCCTCTTGCTCAAACTGGCTAAATAGGTAATCGCCAACGGCTCGGATGCTTGTGTAAGGTGAGGTCAGTCCGTCAGCTCTGCCGTTCAGTGGCTCGAGCTGGTAGTCGGTTGATGTCCAAGTCGTGTCAAAGGCGCTGTCATCATCAGTCATCGTCCTCAGAGTTGTCAGAGTGACCAAATCGTCAATCTCTGTGACAAAGCTGTCGCTAGGTGTGAAGACCCTTACTGCGGTGCCGTTGGCGTAGAAGTTGCGGTTTGTGTATCCGTCAATAGCTCGTGAGCCTGACTCAATAGCCATTTCTAAAAGGCTGTCATCTACTGTGTCTGTAATTCTTAGTGCTGCTTTGACCTGAGCCAGGGTAGCGTAACCATTTGTGATTGCCATTGAAATCCTTTGATAAGTCTTTGTCTAGTCTAACGCCTAAACATCATCCGCTCTTTTATGGCTGTTGAGCTTATGCCTTGTGTGTATGGAATGTAGATCAAGGCAATGCCCCTCTCGTCCAGCCAATCCTGGTCAAAGCTCATTTGTTTGTAGTAGTCGCGCCGAGCCCAGTCTGTCCCAATGGCAATGATGTCCGGCCAGACTTCCTCAATGCTTGGCTTGCTGTTCGTCCCACCTGTGTTGGGCACCACTCGGTCGACAAAGCGACAAGCTAAAAGCACAGCCTCTCGGTCTGCATAGCTAATGACTGGGGGCTTGCCTTTGTATTCCTCAATGAACTCATCTGTGTTTAGAGAGACCACGACAGGCCCTAGCTCTGCACAGCGTTGCAGAAACCTAGCATGGCCAGAGTGGAAAAGGTCAAAAGTTCCACCTGTATAAACTAGTCCCAAGAGTTTGCCCTTCTAATTTTTAGCGACCAGTTGCCTTCGCTGTAATCGTCATTCAAAACTTTAGATTCAAAAAGTGCCTGATTACGGCCATAGGTCTGATTGTTCTTTAGTTCGTTGCCCTTCAAGCTAGAGCTGTTGTCATGGTGGACTATTGCGTCTATCCTTCTGACTGGCAAGCCAGCTTTTCTGATTCTGCGCTCATAGTCGTTGTCATCAAAGTAAAGGGGGTAAAGGCGTTCATCGTAAAGTCCTACCTCCTCGACCACCTTTTGCCCAAGCACAATGCAAGACCAATCGGTGTTGATGTGTGGAAAGCAAAGCCCATCGGGGTTTGCGTCTTGATCAATGATGTCAAGAGCTCCCTCGCCAAACCATGCGTCATCGTTCACTAGCAACCAGTAAGGGGCGTGAGGTGTTGACTTTACAATCAAGTTCCAAGCACCTACAAGGCCAAGCCCAAAGGGCACTCTAATCATCCAAAGGTTTTTCACCTTTTCTGGCTGAGCAGGTTGCCAAGTGTTAGTCCCTGAGTTGTCAACAATGACTAGGTGCTCTACTGGGTAGTCGATTGAGTCAAGTAGCCTTTGAGCTAGGTCAAACCTTTTTAGGGTTGCAAAGCCTAAGACTGGGATCACTTGAGTAGCTTCTTTAGCACCGGCACCCAGTGGTTTTCCCAGACTGTTTGAATGTCAAACTGTTGAGCAAAGTCGACTGCAATTGTGGAAGTGCCTCGCTCTGCTTCGTAAGCCTCCTTGAGTGCGTTGACAAGGCTAGGGATGTTTGGTGTTTGCCACCAGGCGTCTTGCCCTGCATCCCAGCTCGGCTGTCCATCGGTAAGCCAAGAGTCCTCACTGATTAGGTCAGGAGTTGCTGCCCAGTTAGATCCGATGACCCTCGTGCCACAGGCTTGAGCTTCAAGAGCAGTGACGCCAAAGCCTTCTCCATAGCTAGGGGCAAGTAGCACATCCATTCTTGTGTAGATAGCAGCAAGGTCTTTCTTGGACATTCCAAAGCGGTAGTCGTGTGGGTTAGGCAAGAGCACCTTGTCTTTAGGTATGCCAAGTGACTGAAGGATCTTGATTAGGTTCCAGCCTCCTGCTAAGCCGTAAGGGTCAGTGTGTAGATAGAGCAAAGCGTCAGGGTGGTCTTTGGAGAAGATGCTAAAGGCCATGAGCAATTCACTAAAAGCTTTGCGGTGCACTAAGCCCGAGGCCTTGTTAGCTGCAACAACCCCAACAAGGAATTGGTCTGGCTCAATGCCAAGGTAGTCGTTGATGGCGTGGTTGCCAATCTCAAAGCTTGGCTTGTAAACCTTTGTGTCAACAGCGTGAGGCACATACTCACAGTCGATTCCTTTTGCTGTCATCTGCCTAACGCCATGAGGTGCCATCGCAATAGGTGTGACATTCGGCTTTGTTAGCCACTGCTCAACCTTTGGTGGCATTGTCACATGATCAAGGGGCACCCATGAGGCAATCGGAAACTTGTCGTAGCCTGGCGCTTGCATAACCCAAACATCGTAAAGGCTAATAAACAGGTTTGGTTTGTCTGGGTTTCTATCGATAAAGCTTTGGTGGTCTATCGGTGCAGCATCGTTGCTGTAAAGGTCAATGCCTCGAGGGTAGTGTGGAACCTCTCCATGAGGGGTCTTGATTGTTGTTGGCACACCTTCAAGTCCGTAGTTGGAGAGCATCTGCACATCAAGGCCAGAGCCCTTGAGGCTGTCTAGCAGGTGAGTGGCTTGCTGTCCGTATCCGGTTGGTGAGTTGTAGCTGTTTGACCAAAGGCTGACAGCTCCGTTTAGTTTCTCTTTTTTAGTAGGCATGGCAGTAGCCTAGCAAAAGAAAGGCCCCAAGCGAACCTACACGCTTGGGGCCTTTCAGCTTTTGAGCTAAGGGTTTAGCTTGCTCCACCCTTGAAGTACCCGATGTGGGTAGCGTGGGTTAGTCCACCATCAAGGCGAATTAGGCCTCGGTAGGTAACTGTGTCAGTGTTGAAGGCGTAGTCAGCTGACTGGTCAACTCGGATACCGCCGGCAACGCGAACGACGAAACTCGGTAGGTGCCCAAAGAGCACCGACTTGGTTCCTGTTCCAACTGCTGCAACATTTGGGTTCTCAAATACTGGGTAGCCAAGAAGTGTTGCTGGCTGACCTGGTACTGCTGAGTCGGTCCAGATGTAGTTTCCTGCACCATCCTTTAGCTTGCGAGCTGCTGCGATACCTGACTTGCTCATCTGGAAGCCCAAGTTTGGCAACACACGAGCGCCATCTGCGATTCCGTAGACTAGGTCGATCAGGTTTTCGTAGGTAGCTGCTCCACCAACACCGGTTCCACCAGTCACTACTGAGCCAGCGGCTGCAGATAGCTTTGAGGTTAGAACGGAGTTAGCCTGTAGACCCAGGCTTGTACCGAGCTGTTGGGCGATGTAGCTGGTGATGTTAAATCCGGCATCGCTTACTAGTTCGCTGGCGATTTGGCTCAAAGCTCCGTATTTCTCAGCACCTAGTGTGATGGATGAGAAGGTTGGGTTTGACTCTGAGATGGTTCCGCCGGCTGCAACTGATCCTGATGTTGAAGTCGCTGTGACTGTCGGAATTACCAGGTTCTCGCCCGACTGAGTGTTCAAGACATCAGACACAGTTAGCATTGGGCCAACTAGCTGAGCAATCTCAAATACCTGGTCGTAGAAGCTCTGGCCAACAGTGTTAGCTGAAGGAACTAGAGTTCTGTTTTCACGAGCAAACTCGTATCCGCGCATCTCGCCCATAGCGATTGAGCGAAGGATGTCTGCATCGTTGTTTGCTGTTGCGTTGGTTGATGGAGCGAATGAAGCGGATGCTTCAGCTGCGCGAGCTTCGCGGTCTGCGATAGAACGAGCGGTTGAGATAGCTGTGTCGGCCTGGTCAATGTCAGCCTCGATACGAGCAATCTTCTGGTTTTCTTCTGCTGATAGACCGCGAGCCTCAGCCTGTGCGATGTCAAGAACTTCTCTTGCCTGTGCAATCAGGTTGTTGCGAGTGTCCATCTGTGACTTAATAAAGTCAGACATGATTCTCCTAATGATTTGATTTGAGGGGTTTCCTGCGGTGCTAACACTCAACAGAAACAGCGGTGCTAACACTCAGCCGTTAGCTCAAGTTTATAGGCAGAAAAAAACCCCAGCTCAGGAAGGGGGCCGAGCTGGGGCTAAAAAACTCTTTAGCGAGTTTCTTTTATGTCAATAACCCTTGCTTCTTTGGCTGGGTTATTTGAGTTCTTGTTGTCAAGTTCCCAGACTGCTTTTGCAAGCTCATCTGCTATCTCGGCAACAGCGCCGGCGGAAGGGTTGCCAGCAGCCTTTAGTATAGCTGACTTGATTTCATCTTTAGTTGCCATGATTAAATCCTTTTCAGTAGAAGGTCAAATTGCTTTTTCTTTAGGTCTAGCAACTCAAGCCCATTGTCACTAACAGCTTCCTCTGGCTCTGGCTGAGCTTTTAGCTTGCCAACAACCTCTGTGATTAGAGTTGCCTGAGCCTCGTCAAGGTCATCTCCAGACTCTAGCCTAAGCAAAGCATCAGCAAGCTTGTCTGGGTCAATCGCTTGGTCAGCCGATCTGACAGTTGCAGTGGTGGCGGCGTAGGCCGGAAAAGAGACGATACTTGCTTCAAACAATCTGACTGATTCCAAGGTTCTTGTTTTCCCATCTGGTGACCATGAGTCTTTGATCACATTGAAGCCAAAGCTCATTGAGTCTATAACCTTAGTCCTAAGTAGCTCGGCAATGTCGCGACCTCGGGTTGTGTTGGGAAGTTGTGCTGTGACCTTTAGGCCTCTGTTGTCCTCAACAAGTTGCATGGTTCCACCTCGTAGTGAGGCAAGCGGTTCACCTGCATCGTGGTTCCAGAGAAGCTTTACTTCGTTGCGAGATTGCAAGGAACGCTTGAAAGCGCCAGGGGCTACATACTCAATAAAGCCACCAAGGTCCTCAGAAGGGCTGTTGAACACCGAGGCGTAGCCAGTGAAGGTCATGCCATCGCCCTCAGCCCTGACCTCAAAGTCAACGCTGTTAGTTCTTACCTCTGGCTGTTTAGCCTGTGGGCCGTCAATCTTTAGAGCAATAGCTCTCGCAACATCTTGCCACTTGTTTTTATTAGTCATTCTGGTAGCTTCCTCTGCTCTGATTCTAGCAACAACCGAATCAGCGTAGTCTTTTGTTCTCTGTGCGGCTCTCTTGGATGGTCCTGAACCCCAAAGCAAGTGAGCAACAACACCGGCTGATGGGTAGTTGTCTGAGTCTGGGTTTGCGTCTGGGCTATCTAGGTCAACCAAGTGTCTGGAAATCCAGGCTGCAATCCTAATCCACTTGTCATCGCTGACTGTGCCCTCTGCCATTAGCCTTGCTTCCCTGATCGTCTTAGGTGTGACTCCATCGCCAGCTAGGCCCTCTGCGTAATACTCGAGGCCTCGGCGAGCAGCTGCTCTCATGTATGCAGGTGCGTCTTGGTTGATTGCGCGTTCCTCGTTGTTTGATTCCCAAGCGTTGCAGTAGTAGCCAGCGTCAACAAAGGCGTCCCAGCGTTCGCACCAGGCTTTATCGCCGTCCTCGTTCACTCTTGACTCGTCAAAGAAAAAGCAGTTGCCACAAGCTCGGCCTTCAGGCACATCCTCGGCCAAGGCAGGTCTGTAGTTGTCAGGCAGATTGGCCTCTAGCTCATCCTCTTGATCCTCAAGGTCATCGCTAGGTTCATCCTCTACCTCAAAAGCTAGTAGCTGAGGTGCTGGCACCTTTTCTAGCTTCAGGACATTTATCACCATGAGCTTGTCGGTGGCAGTAAAAACGCCCAGCTCTTGCTCAAAGATTTGCACAACAGCAATTTGCTCGTCAACCATAACCACTTGAGAAAGCACTCTTGGGTCTTTCGGTGCCCAGCTAACATAATCGCCAACCGCTAGTGAGCCAACGGCTGCTCTTTCCCCTTCAAAGGGCTCATCTGTGTCAATTGAAATAGCGACTGCCTGTTCAATGGCTGACTCTTTTGTGTCATGGCAACCAAGCACTTCGCCGTCATCTTTGATTACTGCCCAGGCTGAGCACTCGTCTGATTTGTCTGTGATGTAGTAAGGCACTATTTGACCACCAGTATTCTTAGATTGCAATCCTGATTTGCAATTGCGTACAGTTCATCGCTCGGAAGTAGTTGCACAGTTCCAGTTGCAGTTGCAACAGCATGCATACCATTGGTCAAAGTGACATCGGGCCCACCAACAAAAATCTCGTGATTTTGGTTGTGCTCGTGATTGTGTATGCAGATGTGCTGAACTCCAACGCTTGCAGGAACTACTAAAGTCCGAACATTGGCTACAAGGTCATAGCCATAAGTCTTGACAGTCATCAGACCTCGTATACGCTTTCTGGGTCTGCTGGGTTGACCTGAGCAATACCTTGTAGCTGGACAGTTGGTAGTCCGGTGTGAAGGATCGGTGGTAAGCCCATAACAGCTAAGACATCGGCAGGGTCGTAACCTGAGTTGACTAGCTTCTGAGCCATGTTGACTCGCTTGTCAGTTGCTACTAGCTCGGCAGCGTCAATGTTCACATTGGCTAGTGGCACTCTAATAATCTCTCCGCCGTCAACTGGTGGTAGGTCCTCAAGTCTGCGGATGTCATTAATCGTTAGGTATCCAGCTTGCAGTCCTGTTGAGTAAGCAGAGAATCGGGTTGCTGCATCGCCTCGTAGAAGTCCGTCAAGTGTGAACTTAATAAAGGCAGTGGCTCCGCCTGGCTCGTTAGCCATCAAAGGAGTGAAGGCTGACTCGAGCTTCTGAACGATCGGGCGTAGAGTGTGAGTCACAAAGGCAATGTTGTTTTGCTCAACGCTTGAGTAAGTGTTTGTGCCTGGCAGTCCTAGCAGGTGCGGTGGAATGTTGAAGGCTCTAGCAACATCCTCAACTGCCATTCTGCGAGAGTCAATAAACTGAGCCTTGTCGTTTTCCACTGTGGTCTGGACAAACTTAGCTCCGCCCGATAGCACTCCGGTCTTGTGTGCTTTTCTAAATCCCTTGTGTCTAGCGTCAAAGCCGTCAACTAGGTTCTTGGCTTGGTCAGGTGTTAGGTTGCCAGGAAATTCGATTATGCCGTTGGTGCTTGCGCCCTGTCCAAAGAATCTAGCGGCGTAAGACTCAAGCGCAATAGCAAGTCCAAAGTTATCCTTTAGTGCAGTGACTCTGGAGATTCCGCGAATCTCGCCTGGGCGAACCACATCAGGGATATGGATAATCTCATCTTTAGTAAGTGGCTTGTTTTCGCCTTCGTAAATGTAGACAACTGAGCCAACCTTATCCCTGCGAATCTCAACCTTGGAAGGGTTCAGAACTGTCATGTTTACAACTCTGCCCTGCTGATCTCTAAAGGTTCTGACAAAGCCGTTGCCGTCAAGCAACATGGAAACAATCAAAGACCCATAAAAAGCTTCTTTTGTTGTGTCAATGTCTGGTTGCTGTACCCAAGCTGGGCGAGGTCGGAAGGCAAAGCGAGCGCCATCTCTGCGAATGTAAGAGTCCACTGGCAGGGTTGAGATTGTGTCAGAGATAAGGCTAACCGCTGAGAAGATTGCGTTGACCTTGAATACTGAGTCGCTGTTTACGATTGTCCCCGACTGATTCATTACATCTAGGTCGTTGCCAGAGCCCCAGACTGTCTGAAAGCTGATGCCTCGTTGCTCGAATAGATTGTTTAGCACTTAGTTATTTCCTTTCGGCAGCAAGGCCAAACAAGACCAAGAAAACGCCACCAATGATAAGTCCGGCTGGTACAAAGATTAGGGCCACGCCAGCGGTGACTGCTAATGCACCTGCTATTTGTAATGAGGTTCCCATGACCGCCTTAGATAAAGAATTGTGGGACAAGTTGTTCAGCCTCTACTCTACCAACTGTTGCCCTATCAAAGGCTATGACCGCTGCCACCGCTGCGTCAATCTTTCTCGGTGATCCTCTGTGCTCTTTTACAATTCTTGGTCCCAAGCGGTCAATCTTGACAACTGAGTTGGTTAGGTG